TGTATCTTTATTTGTGAGTTTTATTCTAGGATGCCCCCCAATTATCAAAATCTTTCTTATAACACCTTACAATTTTATCTTTTGAGTTATAAACATTGCCATCTGTTCCAATATAATAATCCTCCTTCACACCATCAATTTTCTTCTTTTCCATTATAATGTCTCCTTCCGTATTCTGCTATCAATAATGCTTCTGCCATTCCATCATGGTCTTTCCTGGACCTATTTGTTGCTTTTAGATTCACATCCGGGAATAATCTCTTGCATACTTCGATAGATGTATTTTTATCAGAAGTGCAGGAAAATTCTTTCTTCCATTTCTGTGGTGTCACTAATTCGTAAGGAATGCCATATGCTCTTAGTGCACCCTGAATGAAACCAAAGTTCACGCCGAAATTAAATGTACTTGATACTCCTTGCTTGGGCATCGCGTGAACGTGTTCAAGATAACATATCACATTCATTCCTTCATACATAGTGCAAACATCTAATAAGACGTCATCAGAGTACGGATATGTTTCGCTGTTATTTTTACCCTCACCCATGAAAGCTATTCCACCATTCTTACCCGGATCAATTCCTATATATATCATTATTTCACCCTCACTTCCCCAAAAGGTATGCTTTTATCAATTGCGATTTGAAATTTATATGGTACCCAGCTCAAGTCTCCATAATATACCCATGAATTATCTTTATTATCATATCCGCTGGATAACATTTTAATGAGCTTAAACGTCATCTTTGACATTATTAAGTAGGGCTCATGAGAGTAGGAATTAGGTATTTCTACAAGATTATTTAATTCTGAATCTACATCCATATCTTGAACATCAAATAAAACATAATTACGCATTTTTAACCTACCTTTCAATAAAGTTTTAAATAACTTGTCTTTGTACCCAGCTCTCTTTTACTGCACCCTTGTCCTGCAGGATAACCTCTACGGTGACCTGTATTTAAGATATACCCACAAGCCAGCGTGCCTGATAATAAAGTGGAATATTTACACCTTGCGCATGTTTTCTTGTCGCAAATCGACGATTTGACACCTTCTCGAGGCATGCTCGTATCTGATGTACCTTTCAATTCCGCATACCTTTCTCGACTGTACTCTCTTTCTCTTTTTAATACATACTGTCTTCGACATTCTGGACACCTTATCGTTTTATGACTCTTTCTAGTAAAGATTATTCCACAGTCTTTGCAGGTCACTTTGGGTTCCTTTAATACATATGCCATCACATTCCTCCTCCTTTCCTCGGTGAGAACTTCTAAGGATCGCAGCTTAGTCCTCACAGTAATTAACGCACTCTTTGCCTGCTGTTGGATTCACTGCAGATGTAAGTGGTGACGTGCAGATGCAATCATTGTTATAAAAGCAATCTGTTTCAACACATCTCTTATCCTCCGCAGGATTGTCTGTGATATATTCATGCGTCCAGATCAGACACATGATGTTCCAGACAAAAGCCCTGTCATGACGTTCGTCATCATCGCCTCGCAGCCATTTCAAATAGTGTCTGACTGCACTGTCTATGTAACTTGATTCAGGGATCCCTTTCTGCCAGTTATTTTCACCATATTTTAATGCTCCATCTTCGAAGTGTTTTGAAGCTTCCAACAACGCCGTAAATAAGTCAGGGAACCCATCGCTTTTCATAAAATTTGTCACAACAGCTCGCAGATAGCCAACATAATGTGTTGTTTGGTATTTGTAAATCCCCTCTATAACTGTTGACGCTCCGCCACAGCCTCCTTCCAGGAGAAGCTCCGCTACTACATCCAGCGGCATAAGATCACATCTGCCTTTGCCTTCCTGAATGTCTCTGACCGCACCTGTTTTATATTCTGTTCTGTTTCCACTATCTTTTATCATCATTCATCGCCTTCTTTCTGTATCCATATACTCATTATTCCACACTGTCTTTATTCATTTCCCACTTTTTCCTCTTCTGCAAGTTTAGCATATTCCCAACTTTCAAAAAGACAATAGATTTCTGAAATAACATAATGAGAGCCATCTCTCCAACCTCGACTATAACAATTCTTCTGTTTTTGTTTTTCTGTAAGATCATCATAGGGTAGCCTAGTCTCTGTGTAACCGAAGTCAATACGGCGCTTATTTGTATTCATTAAAATATCATATAAAGCTCTCACTAATTTTCTATATCTCCAAGTACGATATCGGATAATCAAAAACTTCAAGAACATCACCTCCGATACGTGAGACTTACACCATCTTCCATTTGAACATAAACCTCTGTAGGATAGCCTGCTTTGTTATTTTTGATACATACAAATTTATCACCTACAATTTTTACAGGTTTAACATGACCGTCTTCACACTCCTTACATTTTTTAAGCTCCTTATATTGAGTTCCACAACATTCACAAACATACAAGTTAATCTTTTTCATCCTTAAACCTCCTGCTCTTCTTCTGTTCATGCTTTTCTACAGTAGCGGGTCTCTTACCCATTCTATATTCATATAATGGACAAGATTTAATAGGACAGCATCGAACTTCCTGTCGTTGTCCACAAGAACAATCTAAACACTTTGCTTTCACAGCTTTAAATAAAGGTGTGTCATTATATGCACTCATTATGTCACCTTCTTACAAATCGTTTTATAATTACAGTATCTGCAAGTCTTAGTATTTTCGGTCTTTGGGGGTGCTATAAGTCTTTCTACATACCCCTCACACTCCATTATATATGAAACTAACCACTCCTTCATATCTTCTGTAACTTCAAACAGCGTACATTCTAATGTGCAGAAATCTCTGTTTTCATACAGAACAAACGCCTTATCAAGATCTAATGCGGTACAATAACAAATAACCTGATTATGATGTTCTTCTAAAGGTTGATTTTCCACATTAGCATATTTAAAGGAGGTGACGTTTTTCATCTCAAATAGATAATACTCATTTGTTGAAATACGTCTAATAATACCATCACACCTGAAAGATAAATTTAATGCAATATCTATTAAATGTGTTTCAGCTCCTGCTGTACCTTTCACTTTTAGATTTTTACATTTTCCGAATTTCTGCTTATTCTCTACATATTTAGCAACATCTACATATTCCCAGTCTGTACCTAATTCTTTAAGTTGTAAAAGAACCTCTTGGATAGCTTCATGTCTTCTTGTACCTGTGTCCGACATACCTATCATACTATACTGAGAATCTGCTTTATCAGTATCAGCACCAACTCTTGTAAAATACATATTTCTCATACATTTTAAAGAACTGGGTTTATAATATCGGCTTGGTTTACGTCTATTACTAGAATCAAGTCTCTCAATGGATGTCATTACATCCACGAGAAACTTTTTATTCGGTTCTAAATCTTTAGATTTATTATTTATGAGATTTAATAATTTTCTTGCCATTATCTCACCTTTTCAACATGATATCTTCCATATCCGCTAGTTCTTCCACTTCGGCATCTGCCTTGTACAGATTATTAAATTTCCATACAACCATGTTCTTTCTCCTTTTTTGTATGTTTTGTTTTAACTTATGACTTATTGTAACACATAAGAATAGAGTTGTCAATAGTTTTGCAATAAAAAAGAGGTGAATTTTTTATCACCTCTTTATAATAACATATATTATTCATCGTCTTCTAGTAAAGCGATCACCTGAACTACATTTCCGGTCTCGAGCTTCAAAGCATTATCATTACCATACCACATTGTGACAGTATCCTCTGGACAAGCCTGTAACTGTTCTTTCATCATCACAATATCTACAAGACAAGTAAAGCCTTTAAAGTTCTTGCTCTCAATATAATTGATTGTTTCTGTGGATACGTCTTTTTTAGAATGAACAGTGATACCTGTTCTACCAAATGTAAAGTAAGCTCCATTCTTGTCAAATGGCGTGATAAATAAAGATAATCTATCTAACACATCCAACATTAGCTCTTTAGGAATCTTACATACAGAATCAAATGCAATATCAAGATAAGCATTTATTTGATCAATAGGGTATTCTTCAATTCCCGAAAGCCGAGGCCCTCTAATTTCTACACTGTCTCCACAAAATACAAGATCATCTCCAGATTTGCCAAACTCAATTTTTTCTGAACTATTTAATGTGAGTAACTGCATCATCTGTGGGGAAATAAGCATATCTTCCTGATCTTTAAACATCTGAAATCTATTAAATGTGATAACAATAGCATCACTAGTAACCACATTATCCCCACAATAGTAGCCCGTCAATGCAGGTTGCTCATACGTTTTAGCCAATGCTGCTCTGTTAATGTTATAGGCAGACATGATAGATGTCAACTGAACTTCTCCGATACTTTCAAAAGGTGTTTCATCTACTGGAAACTCTACCACACCTTCCTCGTCCATCATAAGCGGTAACTTATAAGTACCGTTACCCTTGACAACTAAATTTTCATCTTTTACAGATAAGTCAATCTCTGTGCATGTCATCTTATTTATGAGTTTACCAAATTTATCCGCTTCTACACTTATATTAAAATCATCTCCAGAAACCTTGTCTATTGTAATGGTCAAGTAATTTGTCATATCGGTGGTATAAAATTTAAGATTCCCTTCACTCAACCTAATACCGATAAGCTCCGTTAACGGAATTAGCTTATTGAATCCACACCCTTTAATTGCTTTAGTTACAGCGGACTTTAATCTTTCACTTCCAACCTTCATAGTTTCCTCCTCACTTTTGACCCATTAAAGAATAAGCTTCTTTTCTCAGCTCTACATTATCCAGAAACGCACCTCTTATAGTAGCTGTCCTAGTTTTAGCCCCACGACTCTTAATTCCTCTAGATGTCATACAACTATGCTCACCACTCACCACCACAAGGACATCTTCAGAACCTGTAGCTAACTGAACAATTTCTGCAATATCAGAACCTATTCTTTCCTGAAGCTGTAATCTTTTTCCAACCATATCTGCGATTCGTGCAAACTTGCTTAGACCCAAGACTTTACCATCTGGTATATATGCAATTGAAACAGACATATTATACATCAGTGCGAGATGATGCTCACAATAACTAAAAATAGGTATATCCTGGACAACTACCAAATCATCATTATCTGTATCAAAACATTTACAAAACTTATTCGCAATCTCTGCATTGCTATAGTTCATCCCCTCAAATACTTCTGCATACATTCTGGCGACTCTATCTGGCGTATCTACTAATCCCGGTCTATAGGGATCATCTCCCAAAGCTACTAAGATTTCCTTGACCGCCTTCTTTATGCGCTCTTTATCTATCATGTCATACTCCTCTCTTATTTGGATCCCATATAATTTTATGTAATTGCAGCTGAACTTTGCAATTATTTAATCCCTTAGAAATTATAAAATCCACAATTTTTTCTGGATTCATTTTTCCAAATACAGGGCTAAAATAAATTTGAGCCTCTGGGTTAAATTTCTTTATAATGTCATAAGCTCTATCAAGATCTTCCTGTGTGCCCACAACAAATTTCAAAACATCCGCAGAATCTAAAAAGAGAAAGTTATTTATGTTCATTGAGGATTCCATCCCGCTGGATGGGCATTTATAATCCATTGTGAGGAAGCATTCCGCATTACAAGGTAAATCATTAATTTCAAGAGAACCATTTGTCTCGATGTTTATCCAATAATTTCTTTTTAAAAGTTCAGAAATCAGACCTTTAAGATCCCCCTGTAATAAAGGCTCCCCTCCTGTGATAGTCACATTTTTACAATTTAAATCTTCTACACGATCAAGTATTTCCGGAATCGTTAAAAGTTCATAATCTCCCCCCTCACATCCGTATCTAGTATCACAATATGTGCAATTTAGATTACAACCGTATAAACGAATAAATACAGCGGGGAGTCCAGCACGTCTACCTTCACCCTCAATACTTTTAAATATCTCTACAACTTTCATATCTAATCCTCCACATAGGTAGCAGTATTTCCTTCGCTTTCTTGTACTTCTACTTTATAACACTTTCCAACTTCACAAATATCTGAAACTCTTTTACATATCCAGCTTGCCATGTTCTCAGCAGTTGGGTTAAGAGGATACACAACATCATTTATACAAGAATGATCTAGCTTGTCGTGTATTTCTTTCTCGATCTTTGTAAAATCCACAATCATTCCATATTTTGTAAGTTTAACAGATTTACAATGAACGGTAACTATCCAATTATGCCCATGTAGTTTCTCACACTTGCTATCATAAGGGAGCTCTAAATGATGAGCCCCTGCAATTTCCATTCTTTTTGATACATAATACATATTTTTAATCCTCCTCATATTCGATAGGGTCTGCTACACCATTAACTTCAAAAGCATGTTTCCTGTCTATACACGTACCACATTTACCACAAGCTTTTTCACCACCGTGATAGCAACTCCAAGTTAATTCATAGGGGACATTTAGCTCTAACCCTGTATTTACAACGTCAGCCTTATTCATATGGATAAGAGGCCTATTAATGTGAATCTTTCCATATGTTCCAATATTAATTGCACTATCCATAGCACGTGCAAATTCTGGAGAACAGTCTGCATAAGCTTCACCAGCGGCATCATCTGCATGAGCTCCATAAAACACTTCTACTTCCTCTCCCGGAAAAAGGCTATCGGCAAAAGCTGTTGCAATAGATAACAATAATCCGTTTCGAAAAGGAACATATGTGTTGACACGACCTTCAACATTCTGTTTAATCTGGTCTGCGTAACTCATATCTAAAATTTCATCCTTGGAGCCTTTAACAAGTGAACAAACTTCCCCCGCATACTTCATAACATTAGATATATCTTCTTCAATATGTCTAACACCATAATATTCGGCGATCTTTTTAGCACACTGTAATTCTTTATCGTGTTTCTGACCATAATATAAAGAAGCTGTTATAACATTTTCTTTTCCATATTTATCTACCGCTATTGCAACACAAGTTGTTGAATCCACACCACCTGAATTTAATACTAATGCTTTCATATATTTTCCTCCTTAATAAATGATTTTCTTCATCCCTACATATTGATCATATAAACCTAAACCTTCTTCCGTTGTACAAGATTCTAGATCTAATACGTCCGGATTTCCGTTCTTTATATAATCGTAAATGAAATCATCCCGGAATCCAATATTCTCTGCCTGTTTTACATCATTACAATAATATACCTTCTTGATATTAGCCCAAATAATCGCCGATAAACACATAGGACACGGATAACCTGTGGCGTATAACTCACAACCTGTGAGATCATATGTTCCAAGCTTCTTACAAGCTTTTCTAATTGCGTTCATCTCCGCATGAGCTGTTGGATCATTATCCTCAAGAACTGTATTACTGGCAACGGAAATAATTTCTCCATCTTTGACAACAACTGCTCCAAAAGGTCCACCCATATTCAAATTCATTGTCACAGTAGCTTCACAAGCACCTAAATTCATATATTCTTCATTTTTCATAATTATACCTCCAAATAATTTAATTTATAAAACAATAAATCAAAAAATTAAGAAGGAGCTCTAGGTTTTTTCATAGTGGTTTCCTCACTTTCTATAATTTTGACCGTATCTGTCCGGTATCACAGACATTAAACTAAGATATATGTAATTCTTAAATTTTCTGTATTGTAACACATAAAAAGGTATATTGCAAGTAGTTTAGAAAAGTTTTTTTCTAAAAGTGAATTTTCTTTCTTTGTTATTTAATTGCTCTGCTTTCGACTGCATATACATAGCATTGAAAAGTATACGATTATTAGGACTAGAGCTCAACTGCGCTAATGTAAAACCAAATCGCTCCAAATTTTTATCCAGATATCCAATAACTTTTTTTGGTAAATGAGTATAATGATTTTTATCGTAAATTTTATTATTTGATACCATAATATTACCATAATCACTCATTATATTACCCATAGCTCCTACCATGATCCAACTCGTACTATCGGCGGAATTTATTGGATATTTTTTCAATAAATCAAAATCCGTCATACCAAAAGCGTGTATTTTGATCTTTTTGTTTGTAGATTGGTCAATTACTCTAAAACACTTCTCCAAAAAAATATCCCGAGTCTTAGAGGACTTGCCAACCATACCACCTAGCGCCATGTAAGAAATAGGGTCCCCATCTTCATCCCTCCACTCTAAGGCTCTTCTCAAGAAGTCGAAAGGTTCGCCTACATGGAACGTATATAACAAAGCCTCCGGATTTTTTAACCGTTTTCGCATAAAAAGATAATTATCCCAAGTAGCTTGTGCCGCATCACATACTTGCTGATAAGTAGCTCCCAATGTTCTATCCCCTGGAATAGAATCTACTTGCCCACATAAATGCACCCTATCATATCTTTCATTTAACCAGCGAATATATTCTTTCGTGTTAAGTGTATGTCCCCTTGTCCAAGCACTGAAAGCACCAGAATCCACAAACAAATTGCCTTCAAACTGAGAGGCACCGTATCTATTGATAGAAGATTTATCATTCAAAAAACTATACAATCTATTATGCCTATTAGAGATAATCCATTCATCCGCCTCTGGAACAAAACCTCCAGCAAAATATAAATCAAAACCCATTGCTATAAAACCTCAATCCCTTCCCCATACCAATTCTTAGTCACTTCGCAGTCACATTTAAAAGGTAACTTGATTAATTTAGCTGGAGCTTGTTTCATTAACTCTGATAACCTATCTTTAACTTGTGCAACATTTTCCTCAGGACACTCCCCAATTACCTCATCATGCACCTGTAATAACAAATGAAAATGCAAATCTTTTAACATCTCATCGTTATTTATGTGTATCATGGCTAATTTAACCATGTCGGCAGCACTGCCTTGTACTCGAGCATTAACGCACTGTCTTTCTGCTTGTGCAATAAATCCTGTATTGTCTTTAATTTTAATGCCGGAATTGTAAGCTTGCTGTATTATGTCATTCTTACGTTTCCACCCAAATGCTTTGTCAAGCTTCTGAGTATACTGTTTTTTGACAGATTCCGGAACATCATTAGATTGGTCTTCACCAAACGCCAATGGGTCAAAATTAAGACTAGTAAATTCATATCTGTCAAGTTGCATGTCAACAAGATGTCTTCGTCTTCCCCAAGCTGTTGTAACATATCCTTTTTCTTTTGCCATAGTTTGAGACTCATCGATGAATTTAGCCAACTGCGGAAATGCTTTCAATACAGAATCATAAATCTTCTGAGCTTCTTTAGTAGATACACGCAACTGCTCACCAATAGATGGAATCTGTCTGCCGTAAAGTATACCTAATACAATGTTTTTAGCTTGACTTCGTCTTTCTTTGCCTGCAGGATTTACAGTGCCATCTGGTCTAAATTCTTTGCATTCATCATAAGGTTTATGAAATGCAAGAGACGCTATTGTAGCATAAATATCTTTGCCCTGTATAAATGCGTCCTGCATCTTCTTATCATTTGACAAGTGTGCAGTAACCATTGGTTCCTGTTGACTATAGTCGGCTCCTACAAGCACATATCCATCTTGAGCTTTAAACATTTGTCTGATCTCTTTATTGTGAGATGGTATGTTTTGTAAATTAGGGTCACTACTAGAAAATCTACCTGTCTTCGCTCCATATTGATTATAATTAGCATGTACCCGACCATCATCAAGTACTACATTAGGCATCTTATCTACATATGTGCTTAGTAATTTATCTACATTTCTTATGTCAAGAATAGCATTGCACAGATCTTTATGTTTACCCTCTGCAAAATGCTTTAAAATATTCTCCCCTGTTCCTCTAGGGGACTTCTTATCAGGACTTTCCAATTTCAAAATATCATAAAACAATATGGCAAGCTGTGTTGGACTAGTCAAAGAAATTGGCGTGGATAATTTACAATTAGGGTGTGACAATTTATAGTTTTCTATCTGATCGTCATACATTGAAATTACCTTTTGAGCAGTATGTTCTCGTTCCTCTTTTATACTATGATATTTTTCGTGTAAATTTTTACATATATCGAAGTCTAAACAAACGCCTCTGTCTTCCATGTCCGCTACAACCGTGATCAACGGCATTTCTATAGTGTTAAACACTTCAAAAGTGCCACCATTTCGTCTATTTAAAATAGATTTTTGATATTCATACAATTCAAATGTCTTTAAGGCATCCCCGGCAGCGTATAAATAAGCTACAGAAATTGGAACCTGATCAAATGTAAAACCCCTAAACAGTGTGTCAAATTTTAATGATTCTGTGTCTGTTGAATCACAATATTTTAGATGTAAATCTTTCAGTGCGTGGGATTCATTTTCATCTATGCAATACCCTGCCAACATTGTATCCCAATAAGGTTTAAAATCAATTCCGAGTGTTTTCCGGCATACCCTTATATCGTATTTTGCATTATGGAAAATCCATCTAATATCATTATGAAAATCTTTCATAATCTTTGATACTGTCTGTTCATCTAACTGGTCTTTAGTTCTTGTACCTGTTATATATGATTTATGATTGATTGGAATATATGCCGCTTTTTGTCCAGGTGTATAAATACATCCACCAACTATATCTACAAGTAATGGATTTAATCCTGTTGTCTCTGTGTCTAATGCCCCCTCTCCAACTTGCTTCATTTCCTTCATGTACTCATATAATTGATCGGGTTCTCTAATAAGAATATAATCATCTTTATGATTTGCTAATTTCTGACTAGCAATAGCAACTATAGATTGTATTTGAGCGGCCAGATTATTTCCGCCACCCCTAATACTTGTCCTTGTTGTTGCCGTTTTAGATTTTTTGATTATATTCTTATCATCGCTTTTTGGCCTTGCAAATGATAAAGTCATATAATCCTCCTTTATTTTTTAATCATTTCTCCGGTGCCATGTCCTAACTTATTGAGATGCATTGGAGTAATGTTTAATCTAGCACATAAAAGATTTAAAACATTACAACCTCCGCTATCAAAAGTATCACTGCCTTTTGTGTTGTAAATTTTTGCAATTTCAGTGGCAACTTTCTTTTTAGATATAAAGCCTATATTCTTTTTCATATTACATACCAGCCCTTCTACTACCTCTTCTGTGAGAAACGGATTCTGCAGAACGTCTTCTTACAGGCTCTTCTTCAGTTTTAGATCCTGTTTCTGGAAATTCCCCATTATCCAAATAGTACTGCATTTCATCTGGAGATTTATCTAAGATAAAAGATCCTATAAATTCTGGTCTTTCAATTTCTGACACATCCACAGGATCCACATCAGGCATAGGGAAAATCTCATACTGCGTCTTCTTATCTCCTTTTGCACCTCGTCTCTCAATTTCAAAAACCATTTCAGACAAATTTGGATACCTATTAAACAGTGCTTCAATCTTCTTTCTAAATGTTTTGCCTCTTTCCCAAATTTTAACCTTGCCATCTGCATGATCATACATAGAAAGAATCATGACTGGTTTAACCTGTAAACCTGCGGCACAAAATGGACAATCATCAATTGGACTATCATAATCTCTTTTGCAGTCCACATATCTTTCATTATCACCTACCTCTACACGGTGACAGGCGTATGTATCGAGCTCATTATAATTATTATACAAAAACTGTACTCTCGCCACATCTCCATCATTCTGAAGCCTTAACCATTCAGAATTATTTTCATTACCATATCTGTCCATGTCATCTGGATTTATTCTTCCCATTTATTTTTCCTCCTTAATTAAATCATTTTTAGTAATAACATACCAACCATTATGTATATCCCAATATACATAATTATAACCTCCTATAAACTTTTTCAGTTCTTTATGTGTACTTCTTATACGCCTCAGATGAGGGGAACTTTCAGGCACCGTAAGTTTATATCCTTGAGCCTGAGTGCCTGACTTTATGATTAACATATCATCTTCGATCCCCAAAATGACATATTCAGTATCCAATTTTGTGAACCAGGACGACTGGATCATAATATTAACCTGATAATCATCATACATCTTTATGATTACAGGAACACTTGAAGAACTTCCTTCACAAGGTACAATGTTTTTTTTTGAATCTCTGTGATAATTGAACTTATTTTTAGTGAACCATATCATTTTTGTTACCTCCTTAATTTTGTTTTACTTACAATGTAATTATAATTTATTGTAACACATAAGTCAACCCTTTTATTAAAAAATAATAGGTAATTTAAAAAAATCTTCTTGCAAATCGTTGATATCCTTATCAGGTTCTTGATACTGCACTTCTCTAATTATTTTCCTGTGTATATTCTTTCTAAATCTTTCGGTAGCCTTGCGACCCGCTTCGTCTGGGTCAAAAGCTAAAATGTACTCTCTTACAGGTAGATTATTAAGTATGTCATACTGATATTTACTACCAGTACCAATCAAAGCCATAGCGGGTTGATCATATTTCCAGCACGTTAAACAATTTAAGAATGATTCTGTGATATAAGCTGTTCTATACGATCCATCAATGAATCTATATGCTTGATATATCGGTTTATCAACGGCTTTTGGTAGTCGAAAGAATTTTCCTTCCACACTTCTTCCCGCAATAAATCTAACTGTTCCCTGCAGATCTGCAACTGGAAATGTAATTTCTTTTCGTTGTCTGTCATAACCTATATCAAACCTTTCTATAATTCCATCTGTTAATCCTCTTTCGTACATATATGGGTGAATATATCTATATGATTCTAACTCTTCTTCTGTAATTCTGTCCGAATTTGTTTCAACTCTTGAGCGATTTGCTTTAAACTTCCTTCTATTACAAATATGCCCATTATTATTGCTATCACTAGACACACCATCAAAACCAACTCCTTCCAAGATATTAGGTCTCGTTTCTACCTCTACAGAATTATACCGTTTTAATAACCAATTCTTACCGAATGTACCCCCATCCAGTTTACCGAACAATTCAGATATCAATGTTGTCAGATCACCTGACCACCCGCATGTAAAACAATGTGCAGATCCTGTACTCTTATTTACGCCGAAAGATGGCTTTCGTTCCTGACCCTGTTTATGAAAAGGACAATTTGTTTGTATGTTCTCTACACCATCACGAAATACTTGAAATCTATTTAAACCTCTTAAAGATAACTCAGATTTAAGAGTATTCAAAATATCTTGCAAATCTCCATAGATAATAGCATTTTCTAATTTAATCATCAGTACTCCTCTTCCTCAGTCATTTCATAACGACGTCTTAATTCCTCAGACCGTTCAGTATCGTCCAGATTACTGTCTTCACTAGGTACATATTCAAATCTACCTGTATCAATATCCCAAAAGTAAGATAGTTTTATATTTGTGGCACTATTTCTAGATTTCTTTATTGCGAGTTGTAGCATATTGTCTTTCTGCTGCACAGAAAACACTAAGGAAGCATTAAATGCTATACCATCGGAATCCCGTATATTTTCTAATTCTAGATCTTCATTCCTTGCACCTTCTCTATTTGACTGAACAACTACAATAACAGGTATACCACAATCAATGGATAAATCCATTAAATCTTCGCTTATATTTGTCAACGAAATTGTTTTACTGTCCCCTCTTTGAGCTCGCTGATCTCTCATATAACTTATACCGTCAATAGCTAGTATATCTAACTCGTTAGCTTCCACCCATGATTTTAATTTCTCTACTGTTACCTTTTTATTGAAATCTTTAGGGTGCGCAACATAAAATGGAGTATCAGATTTCTCTAGTTTCTGAATATAACGACTATATCCATTTACATCCCCACCTTTTGTCAATTCTTTGTTTGAAATATTTTTATGCAGTGTATCAAATCTATAACCTGTTTTCACAGCAGACATTTCTGGCTCTAACAATCCTACACGCTTATTCATTTTCCATGCGTGCTCTAGCATCTTAATTGTTACCCAAGATTTACCCTGTCCCGTTCTCGCGAAAATAACAGCTAATTCTTCTCCACAATGTAATCCTTCAATAACTTCATCTAATTCTTGAAAACCTGTGGGTAGGTAGTACTTTTTTGGATTCTCGCGTGTCTCTTCCCATACCTTTAAACGATCATTTGCATTATGTATGATATCTACACCTTTTTTAACACCTGTTATCTTCAAATTAGGTATCTGAGATTTTAAATAATCAACAGCCTCATACGAATCCGTTTGTAACAATTCTGCAAGTTTTGTTATTACAGGAACGGACATCCTATAAAGATATTCTTCTCTAAAAGTGGACACTAAATAATCATCTTGCTCATCTACTTGTATTATGTCAAAATCCGGAAATTCTGACAGAAACGTTTCAATGTCGGGTATATTACCATATTGTCTTTTATGGTTTTCAATAAACTCATATTCTTCTTTGTACCCGTTAAAGAATTCTTCTGTAATATCATTTGTCAGTAGTATTGAATCCGTTTTTTCTTTCAAGATACGATTTAATATCTGTAATTCGACCATTTTTTAACCCTCGTTTATCCTCGTCTTTAAATTCAACTGTGTAACTACATCCCCACACCCTACTAGCTAACCTTTCTCCTAATTCTTTTTTAACATTTTGAACAGATGTATTAGCTGTAAATATATTGGATAAGCCAGAGTTCATTCGGGTATCAATACTTTGCATCAATATTTGATGTTCATAACCTGTGAGATTCCCTGCACATATATCATCCCACACAACTAGATCAACAGTGTTTAAATCGTCACATAGTTGTTGAAATCCATCTAATGGGTGCGAGATATTTCTTTTACAATCATACAAGAATGTTGGCACACTGACAAACAATGCTTTTCTATTAAATCCTGATATATGCCAAATTGAATCAAGATAAGCTAACAACAATCTTACTGCCCAGCTAGTTTTTCCGTTACCACAATGATCGGAATAAATAAATATGTTTTTGCCATTTTTAACAAAATCGTATACATTATCTTCAATGTATTGTAATCTCATATATTCGTCTTTGTCAGAACCACAGACTAACGGCTTGTCTTCCCATAAATGCTTTGGGAGATTGGAGAGAGTTAAAAGATTTGTTAAAATACCTCTTTTAACACAACCTGTGTTGCAATTTAATTTGCTTTTACCCTTGCATTTAGTTTCATAGAAGCAGCTAGTTAACATCTTTCATCACCGCCTTTATAGAGTCGTATTTATTATAAGACTCCGTAAGTCTATCAATAGTTTCTTGGTGAGATATTAAATAAGCTTCTAACACACCCAGTAACTCTCTAAACTCATCCATTGTTTCTGGTATCCAGTATCCACAATATGGTGAGCTACATACAGGAATACCAGCTAGCCTCAAACTATGAATAACTTCTCTAAAATCTCTTGTTCTTATTCCTAGATTTGTAGATATCTCTTTCTGGTACATAGCATTCTCTTTGCCTTTTGGAATTGCTTGTAATACTAATTTCTCAAATTCACTGATCTTCTTCATATTCATGCCTCCTAAAATACGGTGGTGTTCGGGTCATTTAATAATTTTTCTAAATAAGCTCTCCTATCTTCTTCCGTTTTATGTGTTCCACCTTCCCAATAAATACTTGGGTCTTTTTTACAATTACCATTATCCTTGCGCAACCAATCTGGATTTACATTCGTGTATCCCATATCTAAAGATAGCTGTACAGCATTTAACTGAGTCTTTTTATCTACTTTTGCTAATTTAGCTAAAACAGCCTTTACCTTATCTTCTGTAACTAACCTGTTATCTTCTAAAAGATTCCGGAAGAATCTACTTAAAAGCTCTATAACTTCATCTTCTAAATCATATTCTAAACATTTCTTTTCTATAGATTCGATTTTAGTATCTATATTATCTTTAGTATTTTGTTTTAAGTTATTATTTATATTATTATTAGTGTGAGGATTCCTTAGGTCTTGTTGTGAGGATTCCTTAGGTCTTGTTGTGAGGTTTTCTAATGTCTTGTTGTGAGGATTCCTTAGGTCTTGTTGTGAGGATTCTTCACTACTTAGGACTGAAAATATATTACTTTCATTTATCTTATAATATGTTTTTGACGGCATTCCTTTTAATTCAGTTTCAATTATGCCTGATTCTTTTAATTTTTTTATTGCAGTTCTTTGCTCCGTTTCTGTTAACCCTGTATTATATTTGATTTTTTCCCTTGTACAGAAAAACATTCCATTATCAAGTCGCTCGTTATTTGAATAGAAATTATATTCTGAGCATAAATACCCAAGTAATATAGCTGGATTTGTTCCGATTGTTCGGGCTAATTTTTTGTTATAAATTATAAAACCATCTGTACTCAATAAATCTGTTATCATATTATTCTCCTTTCAATTAAAAAATCCTTGTCATAAATAGATGTACCTTTCTTTTTTAATCAGTTGTGAGTTGAATAAAAAAAAGTTGGTTGTGTACAAAAAGGTACACCTATTTATAACAAGGATAATTGTTATACATTATTAAATTATACTATTATTCAACTCACAACTATATTGTAACACATTAATTACTGAAAATCAATACCTAATACTGTAAATCTTCAACCTGTTTATCAATTTCGGCGTTGAGTTCTGCCCACAGCTGTTCCTGAATGTCAGAAACATTTCCTTCATAGCCAGAAACATCTAATTCTTTCTCTGCTACAAATTTGAAATAGTTATCTCCTTTCTTCACAGTAGCTCCAGAAGTGAATCTAATAGAAGTTACTTTCACACCGTCAGTCTTTTCTTCTTTCTTTGAAATAGACTGTACTTTTTCAGGTTTTTCAGAATCTTTACCGTCTGTCTCTTTTTTAGCCTTTGGCTTTGTTTTGGTTGTTTCTTTTTTCTTTGTTTTCTTCTCGGGTTTAGGTTCTGGTTCAGCAGCAGGCTCTTCATCGGGTTCAAAAGGTGGTTCCTCTTCAGCTTCCGTATCTGTACAATTTTCAGATTCATTTACAGGTACATCTTCAGTTCCTTCTTCATAACCTGCACACTGATCACACGGTATCATATTACCATCCACTTCCATTTCAATACCATCACAGCTCTTGCAATACTCATCTTCTTTATCAAACGCATACTTACAAATTTTCATGTTTTTTCCTCCTTTAATATAAAACTACCATAATATGATTAAACTCCGTTAGAAGTTAATCTCGTGCGTGTCAGCACTATTTAATCTTGGATACTCTAAGTGTTGTCACTTCTTTGCCAACAACTTTACAGCTTTCTAATTTAGTTATATCGAAGTCACCATTGTATACAAGAGTTTCTAGAGCATCGTCATCAATATACTCTCGAGTCTTAACAACGGACTTGAAATCTGTTTCTGATAGATTTTCTTTTAGTATTCCAATTGCTTTAGCTTCATTTAAAATTTCCTTTTGAGTTGTCGAAATAATAGCTGTCCACTTATCAGATGAAAACTTACGAATACCCATAGTATTCATGAGATATTTTATGTGCTTGTTAAGATCTTCACTTACTTTGTGAAGTTTACTCTCGCTATCTTTATACTCTTTGTACTGATCTAATTTAAACACTAACTCCTGTTCTTTTGTTTTTCCTCCCCTACTCATCACTATCCCTCTCATTCTTTTTAACTTCTAGCCGCTTCGTACCATAAGCCCCCCACTGCCAGTAAGCATTGAACTCCGCCATGCAGCCTTTATATTTGCCTTGTAGGTCCTCATGAAACTGCTGTAGTTTGGCGATGTCTTTTTGTTCAAATAACATTGTCTTTCGGTTATCTGTGGTATATTCAGGTAATTTCAATTCTACAGGCTTTTCATAATCAGGGTTTTCATACCATTTATACCAACGCTTAATGGTTGTCGTCGACAAATCTAATATCTGTGCAACTTTAGACACACTGAATTTCTCCATCAAATTCCTCCTTTACTTATTTTTTTTATACTTTTATTGTAATACATAAGAACCCAGATGTCAATTACGAAATTAAATAATTTATATCCTGAATACTTATTTTACCGTCAACTAATGCATCTGACATTGCACCCTTTTTATATACAATATCCTCAATACGTTCATCTATTGTATCTCTACAGCATAATGTAATTATATTTACTGTACCCTTTGTACCTATACGATGAGCTCTGTCTTCTGCTTGATCTTTTAAAGCTCTGTTCCAAGGGCTGTCTAAGAATATAACAGTTTGTGCCGCAGTTAGAGTTAACCCAGTACCCATAGCACCAATAGTCCCTATTATCACTTTACAGTTATCGTTATTTTGGAATCTGTATATTTCCTGCATACGCTCTTCAGATTTTGTCTCACCTGTGATGTATGCAGGATTATATTTTTTAAGCAGATGTTTAGCAACTTGTGTGATTTCTGACCAGTTACTAAATATGATACATTTCTGATTTGACTGCGCTAAATCTTCAACCAATTCCAGCATTCTCTCCATCTTAGCTGACTCCGCTACTGTGTCACTTAGAATACCTGTCCACCCTGTAGCTTGTCTTAGTCTAATCATCATGGAGAGTGGGTTATTTGACATTTTAATCTTATTTATATTGTTCTTAACACCCATAACAGCTTCATCGTAAATTTTCTTTTGTTTAGGCGTCATATCTACAAATTCAGTTTGACGTATCTTTTCTGGCAGGTCTAACACTTCTGTCTTTAATCGTCTCAGCATTAGTTCATCCATCAGTGCTCTAATTTCTCCAAGATTCTTATAACCTACGACTTCAGATCCTCCCCATCCGCCAAATCTACAGAAATGTTGCTTAAATTGATAAAAGCTATGCTGCTCGTAACCTAACCAATGAAGCGGAAAGTATAAATCAAGTGGATTATTCATGAGTGGAGTACCACTCATGGCAACCATATAAGTAGAAGATAATTTAGACATAGCTCTGCTTTGTAAAGATGTAGGGTCTTTTGACTTATGACATTCATCAAAAGCTATGACTGATATAATTCCTTTTTTGCATAGTTCCTGTAATTTTTCTGCAACTGGAAAATTATATTTGCTTTTGCTTATCTTTTTAGCCCCACCTCTTAATGTTTCAATATTAGTAATAATGTATCTGCAGTCTGGAAGATTATCTAAATCTTCAAGTTTATCTTTTGTCGAACCTTCATAAGCTTTTCCTGTTGTCTTTCTAAAACGTGTGCCTAGTACCCACCCTTTTTCGTCTGAATGGGTACTAATTTCTGACTGCCAATTATATTTGAGTGAGTTTACACCACATATAATAAGTACTTTATTGATTGTATCTGTTTTTTCAAGACAACTTACAAAGTCTATAATCTGCTTTGTTTTTCCAAGACCTTGATCATCACATAATAAGAATTTTTTCTTTTTCAGTGCAAATCTAACACCGTCAATTTGATGTGGAAATGGTTTTGTTTTAAATGTAAATCCTGGAGGAAGTTCAGCATTAAATCTCTCAGAATCTAAATCTTCATATACTCCAGAAATTGTAATATTTTCATCTTCAAATTTATTGCAAAAACCTATAATAGAATTTATGGGCACTTCCCATACATGCGTATTAGGATCGTATTTTCTAATGCTCATGTTTTTGATGTAATTTATAATTTCCGCATTGTAAGGAAAAGAAATGAAAGCGGATTTTTTAACAATTATGTTATCCTTTAATTTTAAAGGCGCATCAATTTTAATGTTAATCAATTATTTCCACCCTTTCAATTTTGTCAAACATTGAAAAATCTACACTCCATGACGTACCATCATCTCTAACCACACTATTATGACCATGAAGATATATAGTACCCAAAGCTGTTCCGAAATGTCCTTCAAGTTGTTTTTCTTGTACAGCAGCATTAGGATTTTGTTTGAACTCTTTTTTTACATTTCCAAATTTGTATGTTTTACCATTCTTTGTTTTTCTCGGGTAGCTCATACGTGTATAGAAAGGTATATCCTCAAACTTCATTTTTAAACCTACTATCATAATTTCCTCCTTTACTTTATATTTTTATTGTAACACATAAGAATGTAAAAGTCAACAAAAAAAGAGGGTATTATATACCCTCTTTTAAATAATAGTAGGACTAAATGCTTGATTTAATTTATCTGGTAAACTATTAAATAATTCTTTTTCTTGCGGAGATGTACAGCTGTAATACAATTCTCCTAACATTCTAATAACGGAGTTCAACATAATGTTCAGATTTGATGGATTTTTATTTTGTGCATAAGTAATAAACAATCTGCCAATATCTGTTATCATCTCATCCACATTGCTGTCGGGCACTAAATCGAGATTGTCCATCTTATTAATTTCTGCGAGAATCAGAAATGCTTCAACATCAAAACCTTTCTTAAGCTGGCGTTCCGCTAGTTGCTTAGCTACAGGTATGGACTCTTCAAAAGTCATGTAATCACCACCTACATTGCTAACATAGTTTTTATCCAAGCAGATTTTTCAACATATTTTTCATGAGACTTGTCCCATGTTTCCTGCATTTTAGTTGTGGGTTTGAACACTTCATTTAATTTTTCAATTTCCTGAATGGCACGTTCATGTAAATACATAGCATGTTTCAATTCATCATTAGCCATTTCTTTATATCGGTTTGCCCAAGGCATGTCTCCCGCAGCTTTGCATTCTACATATTTTTCCGCATATTCTTTTGCACCACACAACTCTTCATCTATATGTTCAACATATTTTTTAATTTTAGTCATTTGTATCACCTCTAGCAAATTTTAGTGATGACAACATTAGAATCACCTACAACTTCGACACCCGTATTCACAAACTGAATAGTCGTTGGAGCATCACAGCATTTGCAGGAATTGTTATCTTTAACCTGAACTAATGTGGAAATGCTAACAGATTTAGATTCTGTAGTAGCTGCACCGATAACCGTTCTAACAGCCTGAGGTAGTTTTAGTTGTCCTCGTTCTTGTCACTCGCTGTCGTGCCATTATATATGTCACCCTCCTCTCCAATATAATTATTAGTACCATCACCGCCTGTATCTTGGTCCACAGTCGTTGTAGTTGTTGATGTAGTTTCTTCCACAGGTAAACACCATACGTATAACCAAATTGCATTCGTCGCAAATAACAAGACCAATGTTATAATAAACAGAACAAAGTTCCTTTTGCAATTTATTTTTAATTCTTTTAAAATTTCCGACGCTAATTTAGTCTCTTCCATTATCCATTCCTCTTTCTAAATCTTTTATTCTATGATTAGCTACTTTTAACCTGTCATCTAATAATTCAACTCCTTTCTCTACCTCATATAAACGAACAACTAGATTATTATGCTCTTTTACGTGTTTATCAAGGCTCGTCAAATCATCTCGCAAAGTAGTAACGTCTTTATTGACTAATTTAATAGTACCTTTTGTCTCTGTTCTGGTTAGATCCAATTCACTTTTGATTTCAGTTAGTGTGATTTGATGTGTTTTGCGGGTTGTATAAATAACCCCTGCAAGAGCAAGAACTCCTGTGATGACACTGCCGATGATTGTTTCCATTACCTACTCCTCTTCTGCTTTTTAGGTGTTCCCAATATGACTTTTAGTGTTACCTGATTTCTTTTATGAGTTTCTTGAACCTCACTTATGATAGCATGATAAGATAAGTCTAAATCATCTATATAGACCACACATTTATCTCCAAGATCATAATTTTTCATGTATTCATATTTTTCTTGAAGAACTGTGCAGGATATAGTCTCAATCCTGTAATTATTAAGCATATCTAACTTCGCTTGTGTCTCTAATAATCGTCTTATTTTTTGTTGATTAGCTGTAGATGTATCTTCTAAATCTACATCGTCTGAAGATAGTGACACTGTAAGAACTGCTTTAGGATTGCTGTTACCTAGTTTTTCAGGTTTATTGGAGTTCCAAACAAAATAACAACCAATCATATAATGAATTTGACCCTCTTTTGTTTCTGTATATTTTATCGGAAAATAGTTTGTAGAGAACGCATTATAATGCTCTTCACTAACCTCTTGTAACACTTCGTAAAAGCATTGATTTGCGGATTCATCCAATGTGTATGAAATATCTGATACATTATTGAAAGCTCTTCCAAAATATACAGCGTTATCTCCAAAAGTTAAATCACTTCCTTTAAATACTTTGACGGATACACTTAATGTATCTGTATCGGATTGCGGATATTTAGAAATTTTCGTCAAATATCCATATTCGCTGTCTGATAAAATATCATATAAAGCTTCACCTGCTTTTATGCCTCCAGCTATAGATATATCAACAGTACCAGGAAACGACGAATCATTAGAAAACCCTATGCTACCTATAGGTTTTACGCCACCAACAACAGCATTAGCATTATTGACATAGTTGGTTATAGCTGTTTTAGTAGCAGTGGTGGTATTAGTATTTATGGCTACATTTTTTCTGTATGTGGCAAAATCTAAAAATTTGTCTACGAAAAATCCTTTTAATGTAACAAAAGCACCTTTAATTTTTTTCTCGTACTCTATCTTTTGGATCAAACCTAATTCAGGTCTGCCTACATTTTCTACATACTTAAACCCCATTTCTGCCAATCTGTTATATTCGGCTAAAGGTAGATATAGAATGAAATCTCCGCACTGTTTAAATTTACGATCCCACGCACATTCAATGAAATCAATATTACCACCCTTATCGCCTATTATAGAGCCTTTCCAATCTCTGGCTTTTAACATTATAAGCCTCCATATCTTCCGGTATAGCTTAGGTCTGTGCTGAATCCGCTATTATCTCCGGCATCATCTAAAAATGAAATATTATTATCTCCGAATGTCAATATGAGTTCTGGTAACACTTCACCATTATAGTCGTTTGGTGACATCTCTATGCCGTTCAATTCTACCTGTTTCCACTCTGAATCCACTACTAAAATATCTCCAACGGAGAAAGAATGATTTATTTTTAGCGTTTTACCATTCACTGTGATATTCATTCCCACTACGGATTCATTCATTTCAAGTTTGGCTGTGATATATGTGTTTTCCGAACCTGTGTAGTCAATATATTTATTTAACGTCTGTGAAATTACACCAAATACTAAAGAGCCTCCATTAGGAGTGTAAGCTCTTGTAACGTGCCACATAGGATCCACGTTGTAAAAACCAACATTCGTTGATTCGTTAGAAATGAGGTCGGATTCTGGATGTATGTATCCAACGGTCAGATTAAGAGGAGCATATATATTATCTGTAGGACATTTGGAACTCTTTAATTCACAACCTTTAGCAATTCTTAAAATACCCATATAATTTATGTATAGGTCAAAAGAATAGTTATTGTTATGAAAGCCTATAACACGTTCTCTTTCTGATTTTGAAGTAAAGGAGCATCTAGACTTTAAATCTATGTCTCGGGCTTCTTTTCTTTTACCTGTGATTATAGAGCCGTTTCCAAAACCTCTATCCTCTGTGAATATTTCTAAGTTCGGAAAATCCAAACCCTCAATCTTCGTCAAGTGCCATCCTTTTTGCGTGTCTGACTCATAATCAAATATCTCACCATCACTTCTAACAGCCCTTATTGATAATTTGTTGTTAGCCATTATGCACCTGCCAATCCATACAATGCCTGATCCTTCAACATACGTGCTGTCTGTACAGGCGAAGTATTTTCTACATTAAAATTGATTTCCTGATTTACAATAGTTTGATTACCTGTCTGGCTAAGAAGTCTTCCACCTATCATTGAATCATTAGTTAATAATCTGTTGGTTATACCTGCAGATGCTATAGATTCAGTGTTAATTGCTCCAACTTCGTAGGCCCCAAGTAACTTTGACATCTGGTTTCTAGCTGTTTGTATGAGATTTTTAGTTTCTAGTATGATACCTTGACCAATACCTAGTGTTATAAATTTACCAACTTCATCACGCATAACTCGAGACGGGGATTTGATTCCAAAGAAGTCTTTGATAGCGTCCTTTGCACTTTTTGCTAAACTTCTGATCTTATTACATAACCAATCTTTCTTATCTTTTATACCATTCCAAAGACCTTCGATCCAATCTCTACCGATAGATACTAATGATCCTATGCCTGCCTTTATTTTTCCAGGTAATGACTGAGCTAAACTTACTAGCTTAGATTTTAATGAGTCGGCCCAAGATTTTATACCAGCCCAAAGTTTCTTTAAAAGTTCAACTCCAGCATCAAATATTAGTTTAGCACCTGATATCAAACCGTTTACTATAGCTAATAGTATCTGTGGCAATGCTTTAACTAACGCAATTATTATTTCGGGTATTGCCTCTATAATACCAAAAAGTAATTGTATCGCACCGGACACAATCTGAGGAGTGGAACTCACTAAAAAGGTCACGATGCTTTCAATTATTGCAGGTAAATTTTCAATTATTGTAGGTATCGAATCCAGTAGGGCTTGGCTTATAGCTACTAATAATTGCAATACAGCGTCTAAAATTGTAGGGGCATTTTCTATTAAGGTGTTAGCCATTTGCATTATAGTATCCACAATAATTGGTATAAATTCGGGCATCATATCTGTTAATGCGGCTAACAAATTTTGCACAGCATCCAAAGCAGCTTGCAGAACAGCCGGAGCCGCGTCGACAAGTGCTTGTGCCAAAGCTATAAGAGCTGTACTAGCAGCGTCCAGTAATCCTGGTAACACACTAGTTATCATCTTAGGAAGCTCGGAAGCTAGTGTTGGAGCCAACCCTTCTACCAATTTTCCTAATCCGTTAAAAGCTATTTCGATTCTGGGTAGTATATTTTCTGCTAAATGACCTGCAGACTCAATGAAATTTTGCATAAGCTGATCAAAATCTGCCTCGTCATCAGAAATACCAACAATTAGATTTTCCCAAGCAGCTTTTGTCATGTTCAAGGAACCTTCTATCGTGTGCTGGGCTTCTTCTGCGGTTGTTCCTGTGATACCCATTTCTGTCTGAATAACATGGATTGCGTCCACAACATCTGCATAGCTGCTAATATCGTAATGAATGCCGGATATTTTTTCTGCATCTTCAAGCAAACGCTGCATTTCTTCTTTAGTACCACCATACCCCAGTTTAAGGTTGTCTAGCATGGTATAATTCTGTTTAGCAAATCCTTGATACGCATTCTGGATCATCTCCATAGATGTACCCATCTTATTAGCGTTGTCCGCCATATCGTTTATAGCCATATCAGCTTTTTCTGCAGCAGCTTGAGTATCCCCACTCAAAGAGGATGTCAATGAAGCTGCAAAGCTAGTAACTGTGTTCATGTATTCATTAGCGGACATACCTGCATTTTTGTACGCATTAGCGGCATTATTAAGAACGGTTGTTTGCGCAGACATTAATTTATTATATTCATCCTGAACAGCGTCCACAGATTTACCAACACTTGCTGCATATTCATCTAATGTCTTACCACCAGCACCATAGAGGGTTTCAATACCCCCTACTAATTGTTCATATCTGGCATAAGCTTCTACTGATTTGTAAATCAATGCTGTAACAGCTGCTCCTGCTGCAGCTGCTCCTGTTGCCACTACTTTAGCAGCAGAACCAAATTTACCCAGTTTACCACTGAGTCCATTCATACCTTGTGATAGACCTTTATCGTCTAATTCAGTATCAATAGTAACACGACCATCACTGTTCATTGACATATCTATCACCTACCTTTCATTTATATGCATGCGTAAAATTCGTCATTAATTTCTTGAAGTATTTCAAGTTCGTCAGGGTCTGCCTTTTTAGGCAATGACCATATTCTTTTTAATCGTTGCCGTTGTTTATCTTCATCCATTTTAATCTTACTGTAGGACCGTATTGCTACAATTTCCATTAATTTTGTATTAGCAGGAAGACCTATAGTTAATGCCTTGAACAAATGCCAATGCATATAGTCTATTGAGGTTAAATCAATATTGTATGCCTGCATAAAAGAAGACACTATATATTCTCCATCTAATACATAATCCATATAATTGTCTGTATTTTTATCTGATTCTATGTGTTGTGGAGTAACATTAGGATTGGAATAAAATCTAATTAAACTATTTAGATTATCTTCGAGTATCGGCACATCTGGGTCTATAAACATGTCATGTATTTCCCCTAAAGTTGTGTGCGGATCTCTTATACGTGTGCCAAAACTTATCCAATCTCTAAAATCTGTTTTTATTAAAAAAGGTTTACCGCCAACCTCTACGGCATTGGGTAAACCTTTATTGCGTAAATCTATCACTTTAATAACTTCGCCTTTTCTGCCAGTTTCCCAAGTTCTAATAATTTTGTGAACTGTGGGTTATTCATGAGATCCTGTAAACCGTCTGTGTTGTATGTTTCTAAGGGTTCATTATATGCCTGACATATTTTCAGATACAGTATATTAAGTGAATTTGGGTCACATTCTTTAAGTGATCCTATAATATCATTCAGTGTTCCAGGGTCAAGCAGGTCCATACATATATTATACATGTTTTTGCATTTTGTCTTAAAATCGACATTGCTTCTATTACCCTGATTTACTTTTTCCAGTTTATCTGCAATATCTAATGAATATTTCGGGAGATTATATACGTTTCCCATAAATTCAACTTTATATTCCATAATTAGCTCCTCCTATTAAACTATTAAGCTGACGCTACTGTAAATGTTGGGGCACCACTTTCAATGGTATACGTGCCTTTTTCAATTTCCCCACCAAGTTTAATTGTAAAAGAAATTTTACCCTCTACAGTATCAAGAGTATCTAAAAGCAGTGTGCATATACCTCTCCAAGCTTTTTTACCTGTGCCTCCAAAACACATTAGGAACGGTACTTTAACATCGTCTCCAGTCGGCATGTCGTAGAATTTTTTAAAAATGAAATCGTACATTTCATTACCCTCATAAAGAGCAATCTCCTCAGGCAATTCCGGCTGATTACTAGATACCTCTTCCACAGCGTTTGGGTAGCAAATATATTCCATAGACTCAGACTGAGGATTCATTGCAAAAGCGAAAATTGTAGATAAATCAATTCGCTTCCAAGTATTAGCAGCAAATGTATTATCTTCAGCAGTATCTAAAAACGGAATAAATTTATCTCTGGTTAATTTAGTTAATGCAGACATCATATTCTCCTTTCCAAATAATTTATTTCATATCTACCTTCATATCGTACATTTCCTGTATCTTCATTAAGGTAGATATCAGGAACCGTATATGACGGCTGAATGGAATTAATAGTAATTCCGATTACATTGGGCAATTCTCCTTTATTGCTTTTTTCTTCTATCCATGTTGTAATATTTTCAAACGCTTGCAATGCTAAAAGATTTATGTCCGACGTTCCTGCAGGATCATATTCTTTTACAAGGTTTATATTAAATAGTTCTGTTACTTCCACAGAGCCATCCATAAATTCTTGCGTGAATCTTAAATTAGGAACTGTGGTAACAGCAGTAGCATCTACCTCCACAGGTATAACATTAAAAAATATGTAAGAATCTGATTCTGGACAATCTGTCAACCAAGTTGTTAATTGTGTGTATATGTTCAATTCTCTCACATCCTTTTAATATACTCTGTTACCGCTTTAGCCACCTCTTTACTCTTATCTTTACTTGCAGATTCCTCCCAATGGTCTGTTGCTAGTATATGTTTTTCGTGATTATAATTTAGTGGGTTGCCAAGCATACTGATGCCTCGCCATTGATAATGCGAATAAGGCTGATAGTATGTCACTTTAAACGGCTCTGTTCTATAGGAAGATGCAAGAATAATTTTATCTGCAGGAACATATTTATTAAACATTGTTCCCCATGTTTCTGCTAAAAACATACCCACTTTATCATTGCCTACCAACCTTTTTATAGTGGCTTGCTTATGGTTCCACCTGAATCTCAGCCCCATATTAAACACCTTCTACTCTAAATTGAAATCGTGTGTCTCCAAATTTTTCTACTTCTGTGATAGTTTTTATTTCGCATACATTGGGCTCATATAAATTTCTAACAGTCTGTATTGTGTTTGGAGTAACATCTTCAGGTACACTGCCCACTAAAAATATATAATCTCCAGGGTTTAATGTGAACATGCTGGCAATTAGAGGACAAGCTTTCCAATCCTTGTAAGGCAGATATAATTCGGAAAATGGTATCAGTATTGTAAATGTTTGACCCACACTCACAACATTACCACTGACATTTTCAACTTTGTTAGTACTGTATGCGCAATTTTGTATGGTGGTTTTATACCACACATCCAATTTTGTTGTAGAATCTTTCCTATTCAGTTTATTTAGAATAGTTACAGCACCGTTCATTACATCTAACCTTTCTGCAAAGTAAACATGGATAACTGGACAACAATATTTTTGCCCAATCATTAAATTTTATTTTTAAAGATTCCTCTGTAAACTGTGAATTATCATAGCTAAATGACTCTATTCCATTTGAATAGGAGCTTATCACTCCATGTCCTGTACCCACAGACACTGACGTATCCGATAAATATGTCATGTTTATTATCTTAGTTTCTAAGACTTTAACAGCTTCGGGTATTTCCGTCAATTTAGACAATTTACCATTGGTTAAGTAGTCTATATAGCTATCTCCTTGTATTATATAAGCAGGGAATACAGATTCTTCAACTGTACCACCATACTTTCTGTATTCAGAATATGAAATGTAAGCCATCTGTATCCCCTTCTCACAAGTTACTCAGTTTCTTCGGAGGAACTAGAAACTGGCTGTTTCTGTGGTCTTCCTCGTCTACCTTTTGGAGGAGTGATGGAAGAATTTTCCTTGATTTCTTCGCCTCCACCATAATATATATAACCTCTAGCGACCGATTTATTTGCGGTCGCTAGAACTGTTCCATTAGGCATTTTAATTGTATACATTAAATCACCTATTCCTTATTCTTTTGATGTTACTGTAGTTTTACCAACTTTCAGAACTTCTTTCTTAGCATTGATTTCTACAATGATAATAGGCTGACCTGTGGTAGCTGTAATTTCCGTACTGCCATCCCAGTCTTTAAATACTTCTGCATCTATCACTTCACCAAGTGCTGGTGCTTCTACGTCTGCACCTGTTGCATATTTATAGCTATTTCCAGATCCTTTTGGCTCTGTTACTGTGATCTTTGTCTTTCCAGAAGTAGTTGCACTGGCAGTGGATGCTACAGTCAGTGTAGCATTTGGTGCATAGTACAGGATAGTCTCTGGGGTAACTGCTTTAGTACCATAGTAGAAAAACAGTTCCATAGCATATGCTTCTGAAAGAGGTACTTTTTCTGCACTGTATGGTTTACTCATAATAGGCTGTGCAATAGATCCTTTCATCATTACAATGAAATCTACACCCTTTGGCAATCTAGTGCAGGATTCCGTCTGTACACCGTGAAATGCGAGGAAAGATTCTGCGTTAGTTTCAACATTGGCATTATTCACGCTTGTATCAAGATATTTTCTGATTTCAGAATAAGCTTCCGCACTAAACACACCTACCATCATGCTTCTATCAATACCATCAATGTACTCATTTTCCAGAGTTTCCAGTGTTACAATAGCAGCTTCATACTTGTCTGCCATAGTTGTAATACCTGTGGCAGGAGTAAATGCCGTACCTGCTGCAACTGCTTCCTTGAAGAAAGCTCTGTCAAGATGAGCCTGCATTCTTATTGTATGGTTGGCAGCTCTCTTTGCTATAAGGCCGTCAACTCCTAAAAGAGATGCATCTTTCTGTTCCAGCTCTTCAACAAATTCCTTGTCCTTGTTTATAGCAATAGTAACGGGCTTACCTGTTACTGAAGCACCTTTTCCAGCAGTTCTAGCTGAACCATAATCTTTAGGTTCTGCGTTCTGGAATCTTTTAGCTTCCACTGTACCCGATGTAGGATCTCCTGAAAGATCGGTATTTTTAAGTGTGCTGGAAAGTGTTCCTTTCTGCACATTTTCGATAACTCCATCATATGTTTCTGACAGGAGCATTTTACCTTCATTCTCTAAAAGAACGGATAAAGATTCAATTCTAGGCATTTTCTAATCCTTTCTACCAGATAAGAGGCCGTTCTTTTGGCTCTTTTTTAACATCTGGATCATCAATTTTCTTATTCTTGTCAACAAATTTAGGTTTTGGCTTATTAGGTTCAGGATCATCTGGTTCCTCTTTTATAAAAGCACCTGCATCCTGTTCCTTGTACTTGTCCACGAAATCTTTAAATCCAAGTATTTCATTATCTTTCATGGACAATCTATTGTCCATAAGATCATTTATAAATGCTTTCTTAGCACTATTAGAACTAAATTTAAGATCACTTGACAGTTCCTTGATAGCAAATTCATAACGCTGATCAGCTAATTGTTTGCTGTATTTTTTCTGCTGTTCATCATAGTCTGACTGAAGATTCTGTAACTTTGTAGTAACTTCATCAATTTTAGCTTTATCATTCCCAGCATCCTCTAGCTGTTTGTTTAAATCTGCTAAATCTTTGTCTCTCTGCTGTAAATCAGCTTCTAATTTCTTATTGGCAGCCTCAGCATTTGTAACTTTGACCTGAATATTTTCGACTTCTTTGATAGTCTTATAGTTGGCGACCATTTCTTTTTCAAAAGATTCCTTTTTATCTTCTGGAATCTCCAACCCAATAGATTTTAAAATTTCGTAGATATTTTTCATTAAAACCTCCTAAAATATCTTATATACCGTATTTTCTACGGTCTGGAAATCTTCTTATATATTTATTATATATAAGTTATACACAGATTACAAGTATTTTTTGTGGATAAGTCTGTGGATAACTTAGTAAAAATTTGTAAATATAAAAAGTTATCCACAGGTTGTGGATAACTCTGTGGATAACTTATATTTTTACTTGTTTTGGTTTGATTTGTCGACCCTTATAATTAGGGACATATGCGTTATCAAATCTAGGCTTTACTCCGGACTTATTTGCAATACGCCGGTAGGATGATTCTAAGATGTTCAATCGTTCTTTTTCTTTACCTATATCTTGATTTGCGGATTTTAACCCAATTATTTTTTCTTTTTCATACCTCATTCGAGTTTCTAGTCTTCTCATTACTTGGGTGCATTCGTATCTTGTATATTTTTTACCATTCACCTCAATCATTTCCTGAGAATAATCTTTCATCCGCTGTAATTCCTGTACGGAATATGGATTAGGAGATACACCTAGAACAATGTATGAAATATTATGCTGACAATTCATTGTGCCTATCGGTCTCTTTAATTCGGATTGGATTTTGTTGAATTTTTTTAATGAATATTGTCTGCCTTGATAAGGTAGATGATCTTCTGCACATAATCCATGTGCATCAATTTGCACGCCATCTGCTCCGAATTGTTTACCTGCTTCTTCTCTAATACCGGAATTTAATCTTCTAATACCTTCTATCAAATTTAATTTCAAGGCACTATCTAATCTTCTAGTTAGTCCGCTAGCATACACAACACGCAAACCATTTGAAACAGTTTTGTTAATTATACGACGTGTGACAGATTCATAATCGGTCATCCCCATTGTAACCTCTTGAATCATACTATCAACTGCATTTCTATAATCCTGAGAAATAGCTGTTGTGTGAGAAATATTTCTAAATGTGTTACCTGTAGCTATAGCCATTGATTTCATATAGTTGTTTATGATGGTATTTTCCACAAAAGTGGGTTGAACTATATTTTTAGCTAAATAGTATTTAGCCATGTCTGAATACTCCAACATACCACTTTTTTTAAATATCATTTGAATTTCTAACACAGATAAATCTGTGGCTCGTGCAAGCATACTGTTTATCTCATCAATGTTAGCCTGCATCTTAGCCATCTCGTCTAATCTATGTATATCCGTAGCGGTCAATGCTCCTATATCTGAAATATGTTTCGCCATCAATTCAATATAACGAACATTGACCTCTTCAAATCTATTAGCAACTATAGTAGAAATCTGTTCTATCTGCTTAGCAACTGTATTAGACATTATTCTTCACCGCCGTCATCATCCTCTGTGGCTGTATTAAACATTAGTTCCTGACTTAACCGTATGGACTCTTCCTGCATTTGTTCAATGGCTTGTTTAGCGGTATCAATGTTTTCACCTGTGTACCACGCACGAAGTTCTGCTTTAGACAATATGCCATCCTGAACTAATAGACGTTTCTGAGCCAATTCTGTGTCTACATCCGTAAGAATTGAATCACTCCAATTTATTGCTACGTCAAAATCTTCTATCTTATGCAGCTCATACAATTCAATAAATACTTTTGCACCATCGATAGCATCTCTAAACGCCAGCTCCAAGGATTCCTGATTTTTAGTAATGGTTGTGTAGGTATTTTGGCGGAGAATTTTAATTTCTGTGGCAGTACGAGCGTCACTCTGTACATCACCCAAAGTACCTCTAGCTAAACCGCAAGCATCTTCAATCTTATGTAAATAGATATTTAACCCTTGAATATAAGATGTGTCTCGTAATGATGGAGTAAAGGCATGATAAGTATCTTCGTTTCCAAGATCTAACTTCCTATAAATTCTGTCTTTACCACTGTCTAACCGTTGTTTAAAATATGTATCCTGTGTACAAAGAGCAGTAGAATCTACATCAATAGCAATCTGTCCGGCCTCGTATTCCCAATCCAGCCTAGAGAATTGTATATCGGCTAATTTAATAAGATCTGCAGCAGCACTGAAAACAGAAACACCTAGAGGAGATTCCATGTCCACATTATTAGCCACTGGTACTTTGTAATATCCATACATTGGTTTCTCAACGTCCTGTATCGTAACCTCCGGCTCAATATCTGACCATCTTGAAACAGCAGTGAGTGGTATTTCATTTCCTAATTCTTGTTCATCCATATCGTCATTATCGACTAATTTAGCCTTAAAAGCTTTGTTTTGGACAACAACGGTATTATCAGAAAAGGTGTGACGCTCAACTTTTGTATATAGATCAGACCCGGAAATAAACTGATCTAAAAAGGCTACATCTGTTATTGTGCCATCGTCATCAAAAGAAATAGGATAGAAATCACCTTGTAATACGAAATCAAAATAAATTGATTCATTTACAATATACGGCTTTATAATCATACCCCCTAAAGCCATAGCCTTTTCTAAATTTATGTCCAGTTTAGACAAAAGCTGGATTTCAAATAGATTTTTAATATATTCAGCTAAAGAATCTTCTGTGGTTTCTACTGGTACTTCTTCAATTTCCCCTGTTTCTGTATTGATTTGTGTAATAGGCGGTGGAGTGATATCCACCGTCAATTCACACATAACCATCATCTGAAGCATTTGACATATAGATTTAGGTAGTCCCATTGAACTTACTTCCGAATCAATCCAAGGAGCCTCATTCTTATACATAAGTTTCCATTTTTGCATAGCATCCGACATTTCGTCAGATATTAAAACTTCATCTATATTGGAAAGATCTGTAATGCTTGAATATTTAGTCATCTTTCTAATTGCTTCACGTATAAGTTCAATTAATTTTCGTAACATATATCAATACCTCTAAATTCTTTTAGTGTAAGCAAGGTAAATCCAACCGGCGCCGCTTTTCAGCCTGCCCCAGCCATTCTGCGTCGCAACGATTGTATAAACTCCAGGCTTGATGAAGCCTTTCTTGCCGTAGTTCGTTCCGGGACCTTTTCTAATGTAAAGATCTTTGATCGTTACTCTGACTTTAAATGAACCTGTAGTTGCTGCGGATCCAGATGCACCTGTCTCATAGCCTTTATCTGTGATGCCAAGTGTTTTCAGAATACCTTTTGCATACGCGTATCCGAACGCTTTCTGTTTAGCTTCAGTATCTGCGATGTGAACATCTGCCGCATTATCGACGAAAACACCTTCACAGATAACCGCTGGCGCATTTGTTAATCTAATCATACCGTAATAGTCCGTGCCGTCTGTGTCTCTGCGTGTTTTCAGTCCGCGCGAATTCTGCCCGATCTTCTTTACTTCCGCTTCGATGTTCTGCGCCAATACTTTTCCTTTTCCGCCGCCGACTGTATGATAGACCTCAAACCCATCACCGCCTCCGGCGTTGTTGTGGATCGAAATAACCAGATCGGCGCCCCAGCTATTCGCTTCGCGCGCCATGCTGTTGATACCTGTGTCTGTACTGTTTGATGTTCGTGACATCTTTGTGCTTACGCCGTTTGCGGCCAAGTAGTCCCTGCAGGCTAATGCCATGACCAGATTCACATCTCTCTCGACGATGTATTTTGCTGCGCCTGGATCGCTTCCACCATGTCCTGGGTCTATGTATACTTTTGCCATGCTATGCCTCCTTTCCTGGAACAACAACGTTCTCCCACTTCTTATATGCGTCTACATACATTTCATCTTTGTCACCGTTATATGTGCATTCGTAATACATGCCATCTGATACGGTTGTGCTAAGAAGTGCTTTGTTATTTTGCAAAGTCTTACAGCTCCAGACAACGAAAACATCTTCTTCCGTGATTGGTTCCCTTTTGTCAGTTTTATCTATGTGTTTGTTCGTGTAGTCCTTTACGAATTTTATGCACAGCTTTTCAAATTCCTTGCTTCCCATGTTATACCTCCTGTTCTACACAAATCGCCGTAATACCATATGCCTTTGCTGCATCGTGTTCAAGCCTGCATCCTCTTGCGTCGCGCCAACCTTTAGCAAAATATGCGATGTCTGCATCCGAAAGCAGCTCAAGCGATTTTCCTAAAAACCACAGAGGTTTTGCGCCTACCGGTGCGCCTTGAAAAAATGAATCGATTACTTCCACAGGCTCCCCGAAAAAACTCTGCGCATCACTAATCGCCTTTTCTCTTTCACGAAGTATTTCCTCGTCACTTTTACCTTTCATTGGCTGTGATATAAAAAGTTTCTTCATTATTTTTCCTCCACTTCCGGCAGACCTGCCATCGATGTTAAAATAGACAGAAGCCCTGCCATCACCGTCGCGGATCCCACCATAACCCAATTTGTTTCTGTAATCATTGTGGATGCTCCAATCGTAGCGATGGCTGCCTGCGCCATTGTCTTTACAGCTCTTATGCCTGCAGCTTTCCACCACTTTTTACTTCTCAGCGTTTTCATTTTTATCTCCTTTCACTGTATCCCGTCTGGGATAGTTATAATAAATTTCTTCCCCGCTCCCGGGAACGATGATTGTCCCGGCCCGTAATGTCTTGCCTGCCAGCTCAACATCTTCGTGCGTCTGAATGATTTTATTGATATTATCGACTTTGATCTGCGCAGTTCCGTCATCGTTCACATAGACGATATTACTCACCGCTTCGTATTCGCGTGGCGTTGTCATAAATAGAAACGCCGTTGCAGCTATGACTAGCATTGCAACGACACATATTGAAATTACTAATTTTTTCATATCTATTCCCCTTCCAGCCTGTTGATCTCCTCACGTGCAAATTTCCTGCATCTCAGTTCTTCGTTGTAGTCGTTTTTAATCTTTTTAATGAAATCAATAAATACTGTGATAAACTGCAATGCAGTTGCGCTTGCGAGGTCATCGATCAATTCATCCACTATTTTATTCGAGATGTAATCCGTAGCATTTAAAAACTGCTGCCAGTACATGACCTCAGACTCACCTTCTACCATATTCTCACGGAATACTTCCAACGTAGGCAGTCCATACTTGTCTAAAATCTCCTGTGGTATACTCATTTTCTAATACCCTCCTTATTCTTATTTTATATATTTGACATCTAAATGTGTTGACGAAAGATTAGCTGCAGCGCTGCTGGTTTGTGAACTTCTTCCTTTTAAGTAGACTATATCTCCTGCACTTACCGGTATTATAATGCGTCCTGAGCTTATAGCTCCGCCACTGCCTGTATCTAAAAACTGAGAAGTGTCATGGTCACCGCATATAATATAACAGCCATGCGCGCCACCCGGTGTTGTATTTATGTACACACTCCCAGATATTTCAACAACGCCATCATACGGGCATTTTATACCGCCGTCAGAAAACACGAACGCTGTATCTGTACGTGCGATCCAAGCACTGAGCGGCACTTTCGTTATAACAGTGGGGCTTAATGATACTGATCCAGTGCCTCTTGCGCTCGCAGCTGCGCCTACATGACTCAAACCCAGATTCTTACGCGCATCAGCCGCTGTAGTAGCGCCCACGCCGCCTTTCGCTATAGGTAAAATATCATACGTGCCGCAAGATTTTATTCCCAAATTTTCTCTTGCCTCAGCCGCTGTGGTAGCGCCAGTACCACCTTTATCGAGCGGCTGTATTTTCTTTTCTTCTGCAGCTATTCTAGCTTCTAACTGTCCAGCTACAGTGCCACTCAACGCTGAATCAACTAATTCTTGATACTGCTGATATAATGCTCCTAGCTGAGTTACATATGGAATAGCTGGTAATACCCTACCACACAAGCTATCATCCATTCTTGTATCCAATATATTAGAAGCACTAATAGATGTTGCTCCTGCAGGTATTGTAATATCCGCTAAACCCAATTCCCAAAAGTTAGATTCACGCTGTAATGCTGGGGCTACAGGATTAGTGGCATTTGTACCTGTCTTTACATACACCATGATAGATCTGACATTTGTTGAGGTATTAAATCTAGCTACTATTCTGTCTATTCTTCTTAGTGTTGCGTTAGCCGCTTCCAATGACAATGTAATAGCGTTGTCATTATACGCCAAAGCTCCTTCAATGTGACAACCACCTTTAGATACCTTCACAGACATCCCATTACCCGGAATTACCTGTAAATCATCATCTAATGATGATTCTATGAATACACCATTTGTATATCTTAATTTATTGAACTGGCGTTCATTCTCAGCTGTTATCGCCCTGTCATATACAGGCTCCTCAGCTGTACCAGTATTTTGAGATTCAAATGGGTACGAATAAAAAGCCATATACTCTCCTTTCTATAAATTAAATACATTTTGCATCTTTAAAAGCTTTGATAATTTTAGGTGACTGAATAGCAAACCAGTCTATCATTTCCTCATTGTATGCCCAACAATTAGTATCACCAGAGCACCCCTGCAAACCACTTTCACACAGAAAAGCATGAATGATTTCATGTCTTGTAACCTGTTTAATAAATGCTTTCATGTCTTTTACAGCATTTATGTGCCCCACAAGATCATCATTGTTACAAATTACAATTTCATGTGTGCTGCAATCACAATAACCGTCATTGACTTTTAATTTAGGGTCTTCTGATTGGGGTACAATAGAAATAGTATACTCCTGACCTAAGACATCAATTTTACACATTTTTTAGTTCCTCCATAC